ATTAGCTTCGGCTAGTTAAAATAGGTTTAGCTGGTGCTAAGAGTTGAAAGGTTGTCATCCTTCGGGCAACCCTCTTAGTGCCAGCTATTCCCTTTTTTAGATGAAAAATTTTGTACTATAGATAGAAACAATTATCACGAAGGATTTAAAATATGAATAGACAGCCAGTATTTCAGTCACAAGTTCCAGCAGGATGCGAAATGTACAATTCTCCTAAGGCTGGACAAGATGTTGCTGCTATTATGCCAAACTTTATTCAATCTGGCACTGAGCTAGCCCCACCATCTGGTGTTGAATACAAAGCCGCAATGCCAACATGCATTGGTCTTAATCTTAAAGAAGAAAGATGTAGGGCCCCGCAGGCTAAAGGAACTGAATACTGCATAGGTCATTTAAAGAGAATGCAGAAACAAGCAAAAGCTACTGAAGAACAGGATTAAAATATGGCACTAGACCCCACAACTGGTTTAAACTCTTATTGGCTCATCCAATTATTAGAGAATCTTTCTCAATTGGCCATTGGTTATGATGACGATACAGATGATATTAACCAGGACCTAGTGCTTCAATTTCTTAAAGAAGGTTTCCAAACAATTGTAGATGCTGATACTCGTTGGCCTTGGTTTGAAACTAATTATACAGCCTTAGTTCCATATGGTCAGCAAACTGTAACCTCATTTTCTCAAGTATCAACGTACTCACCGTATCAAACGCAGATAGTGCCAATTGTTCCAATTAATGATATTAAAGAATTAATTAACGTTGTTGCTATTCAAGGTGATGCAATTGCAGACCCATCACTACAATATTCTGCATATGGTCTAGAATTAATTTATATTAGTCAAGACCAGGGTGAAAAGATTTGGGTTGGTTCTAATAATCAACCTGATATTCCTGGTTACTTTTCTTTATGGTCAAATAAACTTTACTTGTGGCCGCGACCAAATCAAACATATACTCTTTTTATTAGAGGATATCGTGAACCAGATTTAACTTGGTTAAATGACTCAAGCAACTCTCAATCATTTAACTATGTAGACTTAGACCTTGAACTACAAGCATGCTTGATTAATTATACAATGTCACGCATCTATCAGTTCCAGGAAGACCCTGAAATGTCAAGAGTTTATAGAGACCAATTTGTTACTAACCTAAAGAACTACCAAGACTATTTGACTGCTCCATCAAGTAATGAACCGCTTGTTTATTCTGGTGGTTTGCAACTTATGAGTTATGGTTATGGTCTTAATGTTCCTGGCATGAGAGTTCTTCCATCTTCTACAAACATTCCTAGCGCGGTGGTTTGGTAAATAATGGCACAAATTGCAGTTCAACAGTTATTTGACTTTACTGGTGGGCTTAACTTTCGTGCTGACCAGTTTCAGTTAGCACCGAATGAATCACCAGGAATGTTGAATGTTGAAATTGACCCCCGTGGTGGTGTGTTTTCCCGCGCCGGCTATCAAACAAAAAACTCTAGTCCCATTGTTACTCCTGGCACATATTGGAATCCAAAAGGCTTATATAATTATAAATATCCTGCCGCACCACAAATAATGTTAACAACTGGATATGATGCTACTGGACCAAACGAAGGCAGAGTTTACTATTCTTCTGGTGGCAACTTTACTATTTTAAATGGTGCTTCATCAACACCACTTGAAGTTAAATCACCTAACGGCGCTAGCATGACGCAGTGGGAAGATACTCTTTATATTGCGTTAGGTAAAGATGCACCAACAATGTGTAAGTGGGTAGTTGGAAATGCAACTACAACAACACTTACTGCATCTGGTCCAACATGGCAGCCATATCAGTTACCAGTTGGTGGGTACATGCCAAGAGCAGAACATGTTGTAGCTCATGCTAATAAACTCTTTGTTGCTAATACAAAAGAATATAATAGCGATGCAACACCAACATTAACTGCATATCCTAATAGACTTCGTTGGTCACATGAAAGCTCACCAGAGAACTGGTTCCAAGATGATTACATTGATATTATTGCAGGTGGAGAAGGAATTCGTGCAATTAAAATAGTTGATGGTCAGCTGTTAATATTTAAGCCTAAAGCTATTTATCTACTTATGGGTTATGATGCAGACTCATTCCAGCTTGTAGAAGTTTCAGTTAACCTTGGTGTTGACACACCACAACAAGCAGTTGCTGGTGATGGTGGAGTTTACTTCTTTGACTGGCCGCAAGGAATGTACTTTTATAATCGTAATGGAATTAACGATATCTTTGAACGCATAAGACCAATTATTATTAATAATGAAGTTAATGCTCAGCACACCGATAAAATAACTTTGTCTTTTATACGAAACAGAGTTTGGGTATCACTACCTTATTTGTTGGTAGAAGAAGGAACACCGCCAGATTATCCAACGGTTAACTTAATATTTGATGCTACGATTGGTAGAGCTGGTGCTTATACTATGTTCCAATCTGCACCGATGTTATCAGATGATGCTACTCCATCTCTTATTCCAGGTTTTGGTTTGGTATCTGGTTGTGACTGGCGCACTGCAGATGACACACCTTATTATTTAATGATTCATCCAGATGATGATTTTCCATATGTTTATTTTGTTGATGATTATAATTATACTATTGATGATGTTATTGTCGGCGCAACGCCATCATTAACTGGAAGATTTAAGTCAAATTACCGCACATCATGGTTTGATGATAAAGCTTATGTTCAATTAAAAACATTTATTCGTCCATACTTTGTTTTTAAAGATGTAACATCAAGCACTGCAATAACATTAAACCGTTATAAAAACTTTGATGAAACTAATCCAGTTGGTGGAACAAGAACAATTTCATTAGTAACTACAACTTCTGGTGGAGTATATTCTGATGATGGTTCTGGTGGCGTTTACGGAACCGCAGAGTATGGTTTTAACACTGGTGGTGCTGTTATTAAAAGAAAAGGTGTTGCACCATTAGGAAGAGGTTATGCAATACAGTTGGAATTCATGGGTCCTGATGACGCAACAGACTCAGCACTTTTCCCAGGTAGACAATGGGGATTAAATTCAATAGCTTATAAATTTAAGAGAAGAAGAATTAGGAGTACTTAACAATGGCAACACTTACAATACCCTATCCAGATTTTCAAACTGGTCAACCGATTGTTGCAGGACAACACAATGCTAACAATTCTGCTATAGTAAACTTTACTAATGGTTTGTCCGCAGGACAAAACTTTGATAGTGGTGCAATCGGAACTACATCAATAGCATTACAAGCTATTACTACAGCATTGCTTGCCGATGGCAACGTAACAACTGCAAAACTTGCATCAGGACTAGTTCTTAGTGCTCCAAACATTGGTAATGCTACAGGAATTTCATTAAGTTTATCAGGTAACTTGACAGTGTCAGGTGGTGCCGCAGTAACTGGCAACGTTGTATTTCATGTTGCTACTACACCATCTGCTACTGGTTACACTTTACTTTTGACAGATGATGGTAAAGTAGTTGAAATGTCTGGTGGTGGAACCTTAACCGTTCCAACAGATTCTGTAGCTTTTCCAGTCGGTTCGCAAATTACAGTATTGCAAACTGGTGCTAGCCAAGTTACTGTGGCCGGCGACACAGGTGTAACAGTCAATGGTACTCCAGGATTAAAGCTTAGAGCACAATGGTCAGCTGCTACTCTATTAAAGAGAGCTTCAAATACATGGGTTCTCATGGGAGATTTGAGCGCATAATGGCTTTGTTAAGTATAGGAAATGCTGCGTCTGGTGGCAAAAAGCCAACTACGCCAACAATTGGCACAGCCACTGCTGGCAACGCCCAAGCCACTGTAGCTTTTACTGCTTCAAGCTACATTGGCAAGGGCACCATAACCTATACTGCAACATCTAGTCCTGGTGGCTTTACTGCAACTGGTTCTTCTTCTCCACTAACAGTCACAGGATTAAGTAACGGTACCGCATATACTTTTACTGTTGTAGGAAACACAAACTATGGTGTGGCATCTGACACATCTGCTGCATCAAACTCTGTTACACCAGTCGTGCCACCTGTAACTCCACCAGTTACACCTCCTGTAACTCCACCTGTTACTCCACCCGTTACACCACCTGTAACGCCACCTGTTACTCCTCCAGTTACACCTCCTGTAACTCCACCTGTTACACCGCCAGTTACTCCACCAGTTACTCCGCCTGTAACACCGCCAGTTACTCCACCAGTTACCCCTCCACCACAGAATCGTACCTGTTTGCCTGGTAACATTGGATTCTATGGATGTTATAGCCCAGGTCAATGCGTATCGCCATATGCAGCTGGTGCATTCTGTTAATAATAAATGAGGTAATTAATGACTTTAACTAACTATGATATATATTATGACCCAATTAGAGATGGAGAACATCCTGCTGTTGAAAAACCAGCCACACCAGTGGCTTTTGTAATTGATGGCGAAGTAGCATACGCACATGGATTTTGTCCATCAGTTGGTGACAATATATTCTTAGCAAATCCATCTTATACTTCACGCATGGAAACAATCGATGGCGTAGAAGTAGAAGTTGTAACAGCAACTGTAGGCTCAACTTCAACTGATATAATTGTCGATGAGCATTTTACAGCAGTACTATTAAGCTATCCACTAGCTATCGAAATTACAAGAACTGGTAGTAAATTTGTTGATGTTGGCTGGAAGCATGACGAAAGAGGATTTTATCAAATGAAGGACATTGATGGAGTTATTAAACGCATTGATGGGATGGGAAATGTTGTTGAATGAGCGTAAAGTCACGTTGGCATGAATATAAAGAAAAGAATGGTGTTACCCCATTAGATTTGTTAGACCCAACATCTGAAAAGGTTGCTCCAGAAATATCTGCACGTAGAATGGCAACCTGCGAAGGATGTGACCGATTCTTAAAAGCAACAAAACAATGCCTACAGTGTGGCTGTATGATGAATCTTAAAACAAAATTACTTCATGCAAAATGCCCGTTAGGTAAATGGTAATGATTACTAAAGAATTGTTATTTGAACTTCCAACTGAGTTGTCTGAACCCAGAGTTATTAAAAAGTTCTTTACTGATGAAATGTTTGAAGAAGTTAAACAAGTCATTAAAGATACTAAAATGGGAACAGATGAATCGTTCTTTCATACGATGTTTGCCAGATGGGAAAGTCCAGTACAATTTAGCCCAGAAATTGAAGAACATTGTCTTCAAAAAGCTAGAGATTTATTTAATGACCAATCATTACAGAAAGCATATTTCTTTGCTGTACGCTATCAAAGAAAAGATGGATGTGTACCGCATCTTTGGGAACATATTGACCAAAACGGCACGCAAACAACAATTGATATAACAATAGAAAATAATGCTAACTGGGGTCTTATTGTAGAAGGTCAGCACTTTGAACAAAATGCTAATGACGCAATAATCTTTTGTGGCCAACAGCATATTCATTCAAGGCCGCCATATCCAACTACAGACCCTGATAAATTTATAACAGTTTTATTTTTGCATTTTACTACTCCAGAACATTGGATACAAAAAGATAAAGCCGGCATTTATAAATATGGCAAGGATGGTGATATAAGATTCTTTAATCGCAATAGATTCTTGGCTCAGCCAGATGTGCCAATTAATCAACCAATTTGTGATTGCCATGATTATTCTAAAGCTTTAGAGTTGTATGATGAAATTGTAGGCCATGCGGTAGACGAACCTACTGAAACAGTTGATATGACTATTTTAGATAAAATAGAATTAGCACCTGGCATTATTAAATATAAGATTGCAAGAGAGTCGGCCCGCACATTAAAAGGTTTGATTCAAAATGCTTTATTAAAACAATGGAAACCAGCACAAGTTTTAGTAGAAGAAGATAAACCTGGCATTAATTACGATGCTAGAAATTGCTATAATTATTTTATAACAGAATCAGAGTTTTCTTGCCATCCACAAGACCCAATTAGAAGGGCTGCAGAATCCCTCCAAACTGGTTTAGACGCTATTATAGAAGACTTTAGGGGCAGATACAGCATAATACCCCTAGTTTCTGACCACACAGTATTATTGCGATATGAGGAAGGCAATAAGTTCCACAACCATATTGATGACCATCCATTGTTTCCTAGAGTTGTGTCAATGTCTTTATTTTTAAACGATGATTTTGAGGGCGGAGAGCTAGAGTTTAAAGAGTTTAATCTTAAAATTAAACCAGAAGCAGGGGAAATAGTGGTGTTTTCATCAGGATTCCCGTACATGCACCAGGTTTATCCAATTGTTAAAGGCATTCGTTATGCCGTTGTCAAATGGTATAGATATAAATAGGGAAAATTTTCGCATATTATAGAAGAGGTAAATTAAATGGCTTTTGACCCATCTTTATTTGAACAGCAACGCAGGGGGCTTCAGACCGACTATGCCCAACAACAAGCCCTCAATGCCTATAGACGTTATCTAGCAGAAACCACTGGTCAACGTCCTATTACTCAACTTGAAGAAGCTGCCTTTAAAACTACTCCTTCTGGTGGTTTAGGGGAAGTGCCAAGACTTACTTCTGCTTATGCCCGTCGTGGTCTTACAGGGCAGGGAGTTAGGTCAGGCGTTTACAATAGAGCATTGGGTGCATATGCCTCAGAAAGAGCTAGAAGCCTAGGGCAAGCTCGAGCAGATTTGGCTGGCCAGCTAAGAGGTTATGACCTTGCTCAAGCACAAGGTTTAGAGAATTATCAACAGAGTTTAGCTGATTTAGAGTCAGATAAGTCACGTCAGATTGCTGCAGATGCCGCAGCACTATTAGCATTGAGGTAATCACATGGCACTAGGAATCACAAGATACCAGCCAGCTAGAACAAGCTTGGCTACAAGAACACCAGTAACAACTAGAGTTCCATCTAATAGAGTCACTAATACAGATTTTAATACCGACCCAACTGGTGGCACATTTGACACAACAGAAGATACAAGCGGTGGTTCATCATCAGGTGCATATAGCTATGCTGCAGCTCTAGCTAAAATTAAAGCAGACCAAGATGCAGCAACTGCTGCAGTAGAAAGAGCCACAAAAGGCGCAGAAGCACAACGCAATGCTTTACTAGAGCAAATAAAAACTGCAGGTGCCATTGACCCAACATTATCTAAAACTTTAGAAGAACAAAAAACTTCGCAAGAAAAATATATTAGTGACCAGTTAGCTCAACAGATGAAGCAATTGGGTGAATCATATGGAACTGCCACTAATTTGCAGACTCAAGGATTTGATGCACTGCGTAACTATCTACAACAGAATGCGCCTACTGCATATGCTAATGCACCACGTGCAGCAGCTCCAGCAGTATCTAATGATATTGCACAATACATGGCAGCTCAAGGCGTAGAAGCACAACGTGCAGAGCCAGGGTTGTTAGCAGCTCGTGCAGCACTTGAGGGTGGCGCAACAAATTATAATACATTACTCAGCACTCTTGCAGCACAATCAGCAGCAGGACAAGAATCAAGATTAGCCGAAGAACAAATGGCAAGACAACTTGCCGCAGCACAACTCGGTGCATATAAAGCACAGCAAGAAGGAACTTTAACAACACAGCAGTTGGCTGCATTACAAGAAATTCAGAGTCAGTATAATACTGCTAAGTTCCAGGCACAACAGCAAGCAATTGCTCGCAAGCAAGCTTTGGAAGATGCGCTTAACAGTTTGTATGGCGCTGGTTATACCGCTCCCCCTCCTGCACCACCGGTTGTAGTTGAAAAACCTGTAGTTAGCCCAGAAGAAGCAGCTAGACAAGCAGCAATTAGAGATGCAATAAACCTTGAAAGAGGTGGCCCTTCCTGGTTAAGGAGCTTTTAATTATGGCAGTTAATCAAGCAATGTTGCAAGCACTTGCTCGTCAAAAGGCCGCAACAAAAACACCAACAGGTCTTAAGAGCATAGCTAAGCCAAAAGATATTCAAGATATATTTGATGAACAATTGGCTGGCGCGGCAGAACAACAGTTCCCTAATGTGTGGAGACCAAAATCTTTGGTTGGTAAAGACCTAGAAGATTATGCTACATTTTTGTATGGTGCAGATAAAGTTAATCTTATCAAACAAGATGCTATAAGAAATAATGCTCCAACATTCTTTGCCGCAATCAAATCAAAGAATCCATACGAACAAACATTAGCTCAATTAGTTGAAGCTGGTGCTAGCCCAACAGAAATAAAATCTGTAATAGAGCAAGACTGGAAAGATAATGACCCAGGCTTAGCTTCATTTCCTGTAACTTCGGCATCAGGAGATGCACTTAGTGCAGCATCATCATACGCTGACACATTGTTTAGCGAATATAATAAAGCCATTAATCCAGCAGTAAAAGATTTCTTGAATGCAAATGATAAAGGATTTAAAGCAAATCTTCCAAATGCTAAATTAACATATGGTGCAAGAACTAATTTATCAAAAGGTGTAATTGGTGTTGATACAATTAATGATTCAGTAAAATCTTTTATTGATACTAATATTAAAAAAATAAGTGATGCAAGAGCAGCAGCTCCAACAATAGTTACTGCATCAAGCTACATGGACCCAACAGCATATGTAGTAGACACAGTTACAAAAAAGAAACAAACACCATTTAAAGATGAAGCATTAAGAAGACAACGTTTGAAAGATAGAAATATTAAACCATAATGGCCAAAATTCAAGGCACTCCTACTCCACCTCCAGATACCACTGTTCCTTTATCAGCTGCACAAAAACTGTTAAATGAAAAGAGAGCTGGACAAGTTACTACAGTAACTGTACCTGCCGCGCCTAAAGTTCAGCCAACACCTACAACAACAATACCAAGCAAGTCTGCTGCACAAAAACTTCTTGAAGAAAAGACTGGTGCAAAAACTACAGCTGTTACTGTAGAACAACCACCTGCTCCTGCTCCACAAGCTGGTCCTCCTATTCCGCCAAAGCTAAGAGAATCAATGCGTGAAGTTGAACGCTTAAAGAGAGTAGCTGAAAGATATGATGTTTCTCCTAAGACGGTTGAAAATATTGTTGAACAAAAACAACCTAACGCTGCATTAAGAACATTAGGTAAAGTAATTGGCTTTGACATTATTCCTGGTGGAATGGAATTTAAACCAGTAGAACAACTTGTTATTAAACCGCTTACAACAGTTGACACTGGTCGTCGTGCAGTATTATCTACTCTAAAAGAAATGGGTGACGAACTTGCTGTGTGGCGTGGCACACGTGGCCGTGGTGAAGAAATCAATCCAGAAACTGGACAACCATACAAAGCTGGTGCTGGTGGATTTAGCTGGGATGATTGGCTGAACCAAACTAAGAATGTAGAAACTGGTTATGGCCAATTGATTGGTGATACTTTTGAACCAGAAAAAGATAAGCCAACAAAATGGCAATGGGAAACATGGGCTAACCGTGGTGTTGGTTTTATCGGAGATGTTTTATTAGACCCTGTTACCTGGGTCACTGCAGGCACAGGTAAGGTTGGTTTGGAAGTTGCAAAAGAAGCAGCAAAAGAAGGTGTTGTTGTAAGCACAAGACAAACAGCCGCAGCCACAGCTAAAGCAGCAGCAAAGGCTGGAGAAGCAGCCGTAGCACAAGCAGCCAAAGAAGGTATTACAGATGCCGCAGAAATAGCTGCACGTAAAGCAGCAGCAGAAGCAGCAGTGACAGCTCCAACAAAAGTTGCTGCAGGTGCATTTGGTATCAGACCAAAAGCTGGAGAGTTGACTGGTTTAACTGAAACACAGCAAGCTGTAACTGAAGCAATTCTTAATCAGCAAAGATTGGGTGCGCGTAGAACACTTGGTGCAAGAACTCGTGAAGAGTTAGCACAAATTGCACGTGAAGTTCGTGAGACTGCAATTCAATCTGGTAATACTTTCGTAGTAAATACTTTAACTGATGATGTCATTGGTGATATTGCAACTCGTGGCTACAGTGCACTGCGTGGTCCAGTAGCAGAAGTGCTTGGTGCTCGTGGTGGTTTGCGTATTGGAGCTGGCAACTTTAAAGTAATTATTCCTTACACAGAAAAGCTTGGCAATACTGTTGGTCAAACACTAACAACCATACGTGTTGGTTCAAAGAATGTTCCAATAAGCGTATTAGGTTCTGCCAAGATTGCAAATGCTGTATCACGAGGATTGTTTGGAACTGAGGCTGGAAGAAGATTCCTTCAATCAATAACTCCAACTGGTGAGGGTGGTATCTTTGGTGCTGCAGATATTGCTAAGATGAGAACAGCTTTACGCAGTGGTGTTTATGAAGGAAAGAAACTTGGCGGCAAAGAAGCAAATGACTTTGTTAAACTTCTTGCAATGGATAGAGCTTATAGAAGTTTGTTCTCTCAATCAACATCAGAAGCACAACAGTTATTGCGTCCAATCTTTAACAAAGATGAAAATTTATTAAAGTTTTCTAACAGTGTTTTTGATTTATTAGATAATCCTAAAGCAGCAAACATATTAGAGGATTCATTTGATGTTGCAGCTGCCACTGCCGCAGCGGGTAGAGAAGTTACAGAAGCAGAATTAATTCTTGCAAAGAAGCTTCGTCAACTTGGTAACGAATTCTATGAACGTGCTAATTATCTTAACCAGCGTGCAAAACTTGCAGCAGGTATTCCACTAGAACAGATTGAACCACTGCCAAAAAATCAAGCTTGGTTCCCTCATACTTTATCTCCAGAAGCAGCATTGGGAATTGAAAAAGGTAGAATATCAGAAAAAGTTCTTAACGAGATGGGTGTTGACAGAAGCTTTGCGTTAGCTGGTTCCAACTTGCGTCAGTTAGTTGCTGGTGAATTGTTCTTTGGTAAAAGATTAACTCAAGCTGACATCGATGGCGGCGTTAGAAGATTAAATGAGATTGCTCGTGAGTATGGTAAATTAAATTATGACTTCTTTGAAACGAACGCAGAAAGAGCATTCGTACAATACGCTAAAGGTTTTGCTCGTGACACAGCATACACGAACTGGTTACACAATATGGCTTTGGCTACAGAAGCTGAAAGAGGTGTGCTTGATTCTTATCTTGGACAAATAGCTCAGGTAGAAGGAGCTGGTCCATTCGCCGGCAAGGGATTTGCTGGAGAACTTACACAAGAATCAATAAGACGTGAGTTTGGTGTTAAGCCACCATCAAAGCTTGTTCCATTTGCTGATGCAGTAACAGAAATATTATCTCCTGCTCGTGTTGATGCGTTGAACGCTACACCAAAGTTTAGAGCAGAACTTGAATCAATTAGAGATGAGATTGCAAAACTCGCACAAGCTCAAGAAGTAAAAAATCTTACTGGTGAAGCAACCTTTTCTAATTTTATAAATGAAAAGATTAATGATTTAGAACAAAGAATACTTGACTTGCAAAGAGTAGCTCCTGATTTACCAGCAGGTTATGGTGCAGCAATGAGTGCTGAAGCTAAAGCATTATACGAATCACTGCAACTTGAAGGAAACAAACTTGTTACAGCTTTGAACAGTGTACCACCAGATAAGTGGGCAAAGACAGTTCCAATCTTTTTGGATAATGCTACAGCATTCTTGCAATTGAATGCACAGAAGTATCCTGGTTTGTTGGCATCACCTGAAATAAAAGAAATGGTTACAAACTTTAGAAGATTAGAAGACCCATTCGTTGCTCGCCTCATGCCAGAATGGTATAAGAATACTACACAATTGTTTAAGTCTTGGGTTACTGCAGTTCCAGGATTCCATGAACGCAACGCTTTGTCTAACGTATTCTTTATGTTGTCTGCTGGAGCCAATCCAATCGAAATGAAAAGAGCAACAACAATTTATAGAGCTTACACAAAGTTCTTAAAGAAGAAAGGGCTTGATTCATTGCTTGGTCTTGGTGGAGATAAAGGATTAGAATCCATTGTTGAACGAGCCGCAGCAAAAAGACTTGGCATTACCTCAGATGTATTAACAGATGCAGAAAGAGAAGTAGTAAATAAGTTTCTTAAGTCACCACAAGGTGAGTTTCTTGCGCGTAATACATTAGATGAATTTAGCGCGGGCAACAGAAGTGCAATGGAATTCTTGCTCAGCCCAGAGTTTGAGAAAACAGGATTTGATATTGAAAAAGATTTAAAGATAAACTTAGGTGAACTTGGTAAAGTAAGAAAAAAAGAGATTAAAGCTTTAACTGCTGAAAGAGACAGACTATATGCAGAGTCTGATAGATTGATGGCAGCTGGTGATGAATTTGCTGCAGCAGATGTAGCTAACGCTGCAAAAAATGTTGATGACCAAATAGCACAAATTATTTCTACATTAGGTTCTGATATACAGAATTTTGCTAGAGTATTGTTTGGAACAGGCACTAGCGGTTTTGGTGTTGTAGAAGATGTATTTGGCACTGGTACTGGTGCACTTGGCATTTCGGGTAGGTCACAAACTGGTAGAGGAGTACTGCCTGCAACATCAAGAGCTTTTGCTAAGCCATTGAGTTGGTCACGTAGAGAAGGTCAAGCTATTGAACAATGGTCACGCTTTGCTTTAACATGGGATGGTCTTGCAAAAGGATTGACACCAGAAGAAGCCGCCGCAAGAACATCAAAATATCTCATTGACTATTCAGATTTATCACAAGTAGATAGAGCTGTAAAACAAGTTATACCTTTCTGGATGTGGACTTCTCGTTCATTCCCATTAATATTAGAATCAGCTTGGGCCAACCCAAGAGCATATGCTGTATGGAATTCTATTACAAGAAACGTAGCAGATAAAGAAGATAAATCAGTTAGACCAGATTATCTAAAATATTCTATCAAACTTCCATTTGGAAGAAACATATTTGCAAACCCAGACTTTGGATTCCAAAAGCAAGAAGAAGCATTTGGTAACTTAGCAGACCCAGCATCAATGTTAGCTGCATTAGCTCCGTTCCCACGAGCAATAGTTGAAGCCGCAATCAACAAAAAGTTTGGTGACCTTGAACAAATTTATAATCCTAACTATCAAGAACCAATCAAAGAAGAAATAAAATATGTAGTTAATCAGGTTCTTCCATTCATTGGCTTGTATAAAAGAGGTGGTAATGCTGTTGCAGGAATCATACAAAACCCAGCGATTGGTGCAGGCACTGTAGCTGGTGGTGTTGCAGCATCACGACTTGGTTTGCCAGTTTCTCTTGGTTTAGCTGGTGGTGCCGTAGCAGGTTCGGCAGCAGAACCTTTCGTTGGACCATTGCCAGGAGCTGGAACAGTACAAAATCTTCCAGGACTTGGTAAACCAGAATTCGTTGAAAAAGAAGAAGGTAAATTTACTCCAGAAGAATCACGTCAATTCTTGTTTAGATTGCTTGGTCTTCCAGGATATGAATTGCAACCATATCAAGAACAACTTGGTTATGATTCAATTATAAAAGCTTTGACTGAAGTAACAAATAGAGCTAAAAATAAATACCGTGATGAAAGAAGAAAATAATTATGGAACAATTTAAAAACATACTTATGAGAATCGTTGCAACATTTGCAGCATCAGGTCTTGGTGTTATAGGTGCTGGTGCTATCGCCGGCGTATCAATATGGAA